ATCCACCACCAGTCTGCAATCCAACTTTATTGATTCTTCCAGCTCTAGGAACACCACTTAGGAAATTGATATTATTGTCTTCGGCAGTATTAACCTCAAAATCCAACCCAGGAGTTTGAACAATATTATTAATCAGAATAAATGGATTATTACTAATATCAACTCCACTATTAACATTATTATAGAGAGATGTGACAATACCAAGATTTTCTGTTACATCAAACTGAGTTCCAGCAACTCCAGTGAAAGAGAGTGAAATATCATCAAGAATTACATTTTTATCTTTTTCATCATATGGATCCAATTTCCTAGAAAACAATCTTCCAGTAAAAGTTGATCCAGTAAGTAGTCCAACAGGACCTTGTTTTCCATATGGAGGATCTGAGAAGTAAATACTATCTTCTACAATTTGATAATCACCAGTAAATACAGAAGATAGACCAGTATTATGTGTAGTGGATACTGATCCAAATGCTCCTCTTTTAACAACAACAGAAGCTCCTGTAGTTTGACTGAAAACTGGAAAATACCCTTCGCCTCTGTCAAATACAACAATTTGACTAATCGTACCAAGTCCAGAAATTACAGGAAAGAAAATACCTTCTGTTATGGGTACAGTTGTACCTTCTACGATAATTTTTGGTGGATCTGTTTTTGCATATCCCGATCCACCGTCAAGAACCTCGATTCTATCAATTCCATAATTGGAATCGAAGAAAGGTCTGAAAAGAGCTCCAGATCCAGGCGTAGTTCTAGGCATTTATTCCTCTCGTCAGCTAATATTGATGGAGCTACTGCAATAAACTCTGGTAGTACCAGTTGCATCTCTAATGATGCTAAATGTCAGAATATCTTCTGCACTTGTTGATGGTGGTGGATTGCCACCAACCCATCTAATACCACCAGCAATGACTACACCATTAACCTTACAATTGTCACCATATGTGGAATCGACTCCAGCATCATTAACAATAGTAACCGTAGTAGCCTTACTATTTAATGTGGTTACATTAGTGAAGTTCCATGTACTTACAGAGGTTGTCAATCCACCGAGAACTACAGAACCTTGAGATACATCTACAGTCAAAGTTCCACCGATAGCTGTCAATCCATCAGTGAAGTTTCCTGATACTTTTTCGGTAATGTCACCATTAAGGTGAGTTGTGCCATTGAATGTACTAATACCAGTAATCTGAACATCACCGCGAACGTCTAGTTTTGAAGACGGTGCTGTCGATCCAATGCCAGTATATGCGTCCTTCGTAACTACAAAGGTTTTATTATCGATTATATCTTCAGCAGAAGACACTTGGAGACCGTGTGCATTTCCTTTGGTTACTGCCCAAATTGCTGGTCTTTCATTGGAGAATGATGCAACTTGTAACTGAGAGGTGGGCAATGACGTTCCAATACCAACCATGCCGTCAGCTTTGATTCGGAACATTGTTGTTGCAGTTCCGACCTCAATCGGTCCATCCGTAATAGCACCAGGATGTTGGATTGTTATTTTTCCAATATCAGCATATGTGGAAGTAATGACACCAGTTGTATTGATGTCAATGTCACCAGCGACATACCTAGAACTAGTCGCATAACCAGCCGTAGAAGCTACTCCACAATTAGTAGAATAACCTGCAGTAGAAGCAAAAGAAACAAAACTCAGGAGATTACTTCCATCACCAAAAACATCGTAAATATCTTGGAAGTTGGCGTTAATTTTTAACGTTCCCTGAAGTAAAGTATCTCCAGTTCCATCATTAGGAGCTGTACCAGTATTAATACCTTGGAAAGCCATTACTTAAATAGTTTTTCTGTTATTTATAGTTAATATGGTGGGTTGTCATCATGAGTGATCAAAGAACTTGAATGAAACTCTACGGTGGAGTTCATTCTATTGGTGTCATAGTAGAAATTGTTGTCAACTGTAGTCTCTGCCGAAGCAGTTCTAGATCTAACAAAAGTAGAATCACCAATAGAATCAACTTGAACAAACTCTTCATCAATCTTGATAATATCTCCCTTGGAAATTGATCCAATACCAGATGAAACTACAATTGCTTGATCGTCAACACCAACTGCAGATCCAATACCAACGGTTAGTTTCTTGTTAGCAAGAGGACTTTGAATAATATTATCAATTAAGATCAAAGCATTTTTGGTTGGTTCAGCGTACTTAAGAGTGTGAATTCCAGTACCAAGTCCAACAAAGTCCATTGGGAGAGAGGTGGATAGGCCAGAAAGTCTAAACTTAGTGTCATCTAACTTCTGAACATATACTCTAGATGGAATTGTAGTGCCACCGAGTTCCGTTGGAGTTAAGAACAAATCATCGTCTGGAGAAATACCGCCGATGTAAGTACCAGCAATAGAAATTCTATTAGTACTTGCATATCCAGATCCACCCGTAACAACTTCAACACTCTCAATATCGAGATTTGCGTCTCTGGTTACATTAAATGTTGCACCAGATCCATCACCATCATTAGTAGATGGAAGATTGGAGTATGTTGTAAGGATGCCAGTTCTAGTTCCAGTTACAACATTGACTGGGAAAGAAAGATCGTTTGTAACTGCAGCACCACCCAAATATGTACCACCAATGGTTACGGTATCACCAACATCATATCCAGAACCACCAGCAATCAATTGAACAGAAGTAGACAATGGTTGTCCAGTAGATTGATCATAAACGAACTGAACTAAGAATGTAGCTCCTTCTCCACTGCCACTTGTTGTAGATGGAAGTGGATTACCAAAACCATAAACTTTAAATGTTGTAATTGGAGAAACAGTTGTACCAATACCAGTAACGGGACCAATAACAGTATTGTTATATCCGTTTTCATACATTGCACTACTACCAGTTCCAGAAGTAGTGACATTCATAACAATGTCCCTTAGTCCTGTAATATGAGAGGTAGTTGCAATGCCGATAGAATCTCCGCCATTCGTATCGTAGATCAGTTCCTGACCTGTCTGGAAATTATGATTTTGGAACGTAATAATATTATTGGGAATATCAACGACAGCAGAACTTGCCGAATTGAAGTCCATTTTAAAAACAGGATTTCCATTAGACTTCAATTTAAAGTCCGTTTTGCCTTCAAGAACACCAGATCTATTATATTGTCCAGTAAATCCATCGGAGATATCATCAAGTTTTAGAACTTTATTAGTTTTATTGAGAATATAACTCTTGATGGGTCTACCTTCAGGGAAGAAAATTCTTTGAACAGATCCATCTGGCAAAGGATCATCCTCTGTTACCATAGCAAAGTTTTCTCTTCTACCCATGTAAATGTCGTTATCAATATTAACGATCATATCAATCTTTGTATCTACTGCCTTAATCCTCATATTTGTGGATTTAGCAATACCAACATTAACTTCATTAACTGTAGGTTGACTCAATAATTCAAGATCGGAAAATTCCTTAAATCCAGATGGGTGTACAATTGCTCTTACAGATTCTTTCCACTTATCATATGGCAGATCACTCTTAATAGAATATGAGAATTTCTGATAATATTCATTATCTGCGATTCTCTGTAAGAAATCATTGAGAATACCTGTGTTCAAATCACCCTTTACGAGTTTTTGTCTACTTGCACCCGTAGTACTTCTAACGTTAAACCTATTAACATCTTTTACATCTGCTCTGAGTCTAGTTTCTTGACCCTCAATGACATCACCAGTTTCCAAAGTACCAAAAGTATCTCTAAGTCTCAATTGACTTAGTTTTGGATTCCAACCATTCTCAGCAACAATACCTTCAAATTTCTTAGAGGTTACTTTTTCTCCAGACAAGAATTTAGCATCATCAATGAGTTTCATGTCAAATTTAGCCATATCCCTATAATTCACAATAGTACCTAGGGTGAAGTCATCATCATATTCACCAAGAGTTCCTGTTGCAATTCCAGCAACACTATATGTCAAGGTGTAATTAACAGTATTGATGCCTGTTACAGTAAAGAATGCATAGTCATAGTTTTCGGAGTTAAAGTTTAGTTCTCCATTATCTTGAGAATCTGGAGTAATTCTACAATCCTCCACAAAGACTCTATCACCAACAGCAAATGGGAATGTGATTCCAGTAGAAGCATATCCATTAGATACTGGAATATTAAATTGTGGATCTAAAAGAAGTTCTACAGTTACATCAGTTCCATTATGTGTAATAGTATCAATGTCATATCCATTAGAATTTCTAACTGGTATTACACTTAAAGGTTCATCAAATTCAAAAGCATTTTTAACTATTTCCACCCTAGAAACAGCACCACCGTAAACATGTGCTGCAAGTTCAAC